ATCGTCACGGTGCCGCAGAAACACCTCATGCGTCAGGTTTCCTGAAATCGCATCGGCCTCGGCCCGTTCACTCCCGCTCAGCGGCTTGACCAAAGCCCAGGCACTGGCAACCGGCACCCAGGTCTCGACAACGCCGCCACCACCATCATCGACGAGGCTGACGCGCTCGATCACCACCCGATTCCTGAGGTCCGAAATCCTCGGTCCCGTCATAGCTTCACCAGTCTGTAGGGTTTCAGGAGGCTCGACACGGCTGGCGGAATAACCGTCTTCGGCGATCCGATCTCGATTGGGTCCCGGTGCTCATACCAATGCGCAACAAGCATCAAGAGGCCCTGTCGGATCGGGGCTGGGACATCCTCGGCAGCCTCCCCGTATCCCGCCACCAGGTCCACCTCGAGGCCGTTGATCTTCCGGCCTGGCTTTAGCGGCGGTGTGAGCGCAACAATGCGCGCGGGCGCTGCGAGCACATCAACATCATAGGTCTCCGGAGCAATCACGGTCATCGTCGCGTCCGCGTTGATCACCCGGATCTCGCTCACCTCCTGAACCGGCCGCACAGGGATACGGATCGCGCCCGAACTCGGCCACCGGTCGAGCACCACGCGAAACCCCTGCCGGATCAGCGCCAGCCCGAGTGCCGCCTCGATGTGCAGCCGTGACGTCAGGATCAGGCTTGCGATCAGCAGGTCCTCGTCCTCACCGTCGACCTTCAGATAGGCCTTTGTCTCTTCGAGACTGACGGGCTCGATACCAGGCCCGCTGGTCATGACTAGCGCCATTTGCGCCTTCCTTGCTGTTGGGTTCGCCTTGCTTCACGACAGGATTTGGAAAGCGCGCACGAACTTTCCCTGGCTACTGTCGCAGCCAGCCGCAACCACCCGGCCGCAGCCATTGGCACCGGCCGGTTTGTCAGGCTCTTTCAGGGTGATTGAGTTCGCGCGCGCGACCGCCGCCGGCGGAGGGAGATCCGGCAACGGCCATTTCGAAGCAGGACCGGCGAGCACGATGAAGCCATCCGCTCGCCCGCCCCGCCCGGCGCCGACCTTCAGTCCGGCTTGAGGTCAGACGCCGAACTTCAAGAGCTTGATCGCATCGAAGTCCTGCACGCCGCCGCCAACGCGCTTGGTCGTGTAGAACAGCACGTACGGTTTCGCTGAGTAGGGGTCGCGCAGCACCCGGATACCGATCCGGTCGACGATCAGGTAGCCCCGGCTGAAGTCACCGAAGGCGATCGCCGTTGCGTCCGCCGTGATGTCGGGCATGTCCTCGGTCTCGGTCACGGGGAAGCCCATCAGCGAAGGCGATTCGCCCGGCGAGGCAGCCGGCTGCCACAGATAGTGGCCATCGGCGTCCTTCATTTTGCGCACACCGCTTTGCGTCGTCCGGTTCATCACGAAGTGACCGTTAGCCCGGTATCCCGCCTTGACCGCGTAAACCAGGTCGATCAGCACATCGCCTGCATCGTTGGCTGGGAAATCGCCGGCAACCCCGGTCGCGATCGTCCCGAGGTTCCCCCAGCTCCAGCTGGCCTGGTCGATGGTGGGATAGGCGAGGAAACCGCGCGGCTTGTTCACGCCATCGCCGCTAACGAATGCCTTGCCTTCCTGCTCTGCAAACGCCAGTCGCACTTCCTCGGCCAGCCACTGATCGATATCGACGGCCGCATCGTCCAGCAGGCTCGGCGTCGCCGCCGGCATGGCATAGAGTTCCATGGTCGGAAACGTCAGCTCGGCCAGCGTCGGCGTTGCCGTCTGGGGGCGCGCATCGCTTTCGCCCACCCATCCCGTATCGGCACCAGATGTTGCGAACGGACGCTTGTAGACCGAGCCCGAAACCTCGCGGATGCCCGCAATCGAACGAATGGGCGAAATTGCCTTGAGCGAAGAGTTCACCATCCGCTCCGTTTCGGACGGAACGAGATAGCCGCCGTCGGGATCAGATCCCACGCTCAGCGCCTTGCCTTCCAATCCGCGCAAGTCCCCTTCACTGCCCTTGCGCACATAGCCTTCGAAGGCCGACTTGTGCTCGGCGACCCCGGCGCTCGCCACCGTCCCGATCTCGCCGCCACGCGGCGGGCGCTGCGTTTTCAGCGCAAGCGCATCGACGCGGCGATGATGGTCATCCAGCGAGCGTTCGATGCGTTCCAGCTTGTCGCGTGTCACCACATCGCTGCGCATGCGCTGCTCGATCTCGCTCAGCCGCTCGTCGTTGGTTTCCTTGAAAGCTTCGAACGCCTCCATCAGCGCATTGAAAGCCACGCCCACATCCTGCAGGTCGGCCTTCGTCTCCACACCTTCGATTTCCAGCATCGCCTCTTCATCCTCGTCCAGTTGCTGATCCCGAATAAGAAAGGCCCGCCGTCCACGACCGCCAAAACCGGTCGCAGGCAGCAGGCCCTTCACTCTCGCTTGCCGGTGATGGTTCCGCCTGGGACCCACACGCAGCAATTCCGTAACTTCGCGCCTATCGCATCAATGAGTTGGCAGGCCGCGCCAAAGCCAGCCGTTTCGCCATTGGCTTGCGTGCCAACCTCACCGGTTGTCTTCCCTCGCGCGCTTGCCCTGGCAGCATCGGCGCGCGACGCTGCTTCACCAACCCCACCCGCGCCGTAGGCAGCATCGGAAACGTGACGACGGAGATTTCCCACAGTTCCACTTCATCGAGCCGCCTCAGGCCTGTCAGCCGGTCGCGGCGCGCCCTGACCGTCTTGAACCCGATTGAAAGCCCGTCGAGTGCACCCGCCCGCATCAACGCATGAGCTTCGCGCGCCCGCACCACATCGAGCACCAGACGCCCCTCGACGTAGAGCCCTCGGTCATCCTCTTCGATCCTAGTCCAATAACCGACGGGTTGCGCGGGATCGTGCTGCAGCAACAGCTTGACCTTCGCAGGTCCGCGGCTCTCGAGGCTTTTCGAGAACGCGCCACGGCTGACGATGTCACCACCGCCATCGCGCTGTTCGAAGAAACTCGCATATCCGCTGAACCACCCCTCGGCATTCAGGTCGGCGACCTGGGTGCAAGCCACCCTGCCGGGCCGCAATGCATCGAAGCCTGCGTTTCCCCGGGACCCGCATCTGGCCGCCCGTTGACGCCTGAGCTCCATGACACCCCCGCCCGCCTGTGAGACCACGTTCGACAACCTCAGTCCTCCTGCCGCGGGCCATAACCGACCGCTGCGCGTTTTTCGGTCTCGCTGAGGAAGTCCGCCTGACGCACCCGGCTCCACAGCGCTTCCCGTTCCGTACTGAGCGCCTCCACCTGATCGAGATCCGGCCTCAGTGTCACCGCAGCACCGAATTGAGGTCCCAGCCACGCCGCGAACGCCTGCGCCGTGCGATTGACCAGCGGCAGAACGCTTTGCCGCCAGAACGACCGGTTCGCCTCCTGGTAGTTCGAGTACGTGTTGTCGCCAGGAATACCGAGCAGCATCGGCGGCACACCCAGGGCCAGGGCGATCTCGCGAGCGGCCGCGTTCTTGGCTTCGACGAAATCGAGTTCCTTCGGGCTGAGGCTCAATGGCTTCCAGTCGAGCCCCCCCTCCAGCAAGAGAGGCCGCCCCGCGTTGCCCGCCCCTTGAAAGCCGCTTTCCAGTTCGTCCTTCAGCCGCTCGTATTGCTCTAAGGTCAGTTGCCCTTCCCGCGCCGCATAAACCAGCGCGCCGGAAGGTCGCGCCGCATTGTCCAAGAGCGCCTTGTTCCATTTGGCAGCCTCGTTATGCACATCGATCGCGGTCGCGGCCGCCTCGATCGGGCTCATGCCGTAGTGGTCGCTGTCGGGATGGAACAGCTTCACGTGCAGGATCGGCCGTGTGCCGTCCTCCAGTTCTGAACGGAAGCGCAGCGTCTGACCGCCGACCGTATACTCGTAGGCTTCCGGCCAGCCATCCGCCCCAGGCACCACCGCCATCCTGTCGGGTCTCAGCATATGCAGCTCACCGGCCGAGCGCTCACCCAGTACCACCTCCGCATAAGCGTTTCCGGCGACCAGCAGATACCCATACCAGGTCTCGAAAAAGTCGATTCCCGACTGCTCGCGGTTGGGGCCCTGCAACAGCTCGAGCACAGGGTGCTCCGCGACCTCGCGCTCGCCCTCGAACAGCATCAGCGGCACCGACGCGGCCGCCTCTGAAATCATCCGCACGCACCGATAGACGATCGCGTTGGCCATGAACCCTTCGCGGGCAAAGGCGCGGTAATCGCGCGGCGCCCAGACGGGCCTCCCGATCTCGTGAAACGCGATAAGGCCCCCGCCAGGACCGGACCGGCCATTCGGCAAGCCCTTCACCTCGTCATCACGGTGCGGCGCTGTCGGGCGCCGGGACATCGAGAACAGATCGAGAAGTCGGCTCATCCGCATCTCCAGCTTCGGGGTCGGCAAAAAAAGACTGCCCGGAGATCCACCGCGGCAGTCAGTGGCAGTCAGGGCAGTCACCGGCAGTCAGAGCATTTCCGTCATTGGCGGCGCTATCGCGCCCCTCGCGTCCCTCTCACAGCCTGCGCACGGCCGGTTTGATATCTTCCCGCAACATCAGGTCGGTGATCGCCCACACCAGGGCATCAAGCCGGTCAGGGCTGTGCCCCAGCGCGCGTCCGTCGCTGCCAAAGCTCATCATCTCGCTCTCCAGGTCGTCGAAGTAGCCCGCGTGCACCACCCGC